CCAAGGTCACCATCTTGCCCTCGAACTCAGTCGATAGGACAATGTGCTCGCCAGCACGTCGAGTTAACACAAGGGCCATTACTTGCCTCGCATCTTGGCAAGAGCCGATTGGGCTCTTTTAATCTTCTGCTCGTTAGCTCGCACCTGAGCTAGAAGCTTGCTCTGCCGCACCGTGACGCAATCGATAAGGCACTGCACATCGATGTGCCAGTCCTGCCGTGCGCCGACCTGTTTGCCCTTGAGCTGATCATTCTCGAGCAGGTATCGCACCCATCGAGCAGAGCAGCCTAGCATTGTCGCCGCCTGCGATACTGTTACATGTTTTCCAGATTTGGCCATATCCTATCCCCTATAAAACAAGTGATGGGGCCACACACGCGGAGCCACAAATCCTCGATGTGCACGCGCACACCGAGACAACCCCATCACTCGTGATCGATTAAAAAAAACGCGAGCAGCGAGACCGCACAAAGAAGTCGATGTCCACATTTCCTAGCCGCTGATACGTTGTGAGGGTTCTCTTTGCATCACAACGCTCGTCGGTATTAGGACGACCCCGCTGCCCGTGTACGTGTCAGTCGAAAATCACGACTGAGTTCACGAGAAATATAGTACGGGTCTGGAACTATGTCAATAAGTTCCTCATCGGTTTAGGAATATTGTTCCAGAAGTGCTTCCGCTGTTTACAGTTATAGCTCCAGAAATTTGCACGCCTGAGCATCCGATTGTGCTTGTCAAGATCAAGATTGCAAGAAACAATAGTAAACATCTCATCTCACCGTCTCCAAATCGGTGGCATCATGCCAGCCGTGGTATCATGATCGACATCATGGAGGACTCACTGCATGAGTACACGCGATGCCGCACGGATTCTTGGCGTTTCGGATCGATACATTCGGACCCTGATCGAGCAGGGCAAGCTCAGGGTGGTCGGGCAGACTGGAAGACATGATGTGTGCGATCGTGACGTGGCCCGGCTGCTCCGCGATCGTGAGCGTGCCTGATGAGCTGTATTAGCATCACTCTTCCAGTGCCACCATCAGTTAATGCTCTCTGGCGCATGGCTCGAGGACGCACGATTAAATCTGCAAACTATCGGCGCTGGTTGCTCGAGGCTGATCTGGCAGGGTTAAGCAGTCGTATAGTGCGCAACAAGATCGACTACCCGGTGCATGTCACGATTGTTGTGCGCACCGGCTCAGGGTGGCGCAGCAATCGCGATATCGACAATGTGGCCAAAGCAATTCTCGATTGGCTGGTGCGATGGGAGGTTCTGGCAGGCGACGACTGCACCATCGTGCAGGGGCTGCTCATCGAGATCGATACGTTCCCGCGAGCACGGGCATGCGTCGATGTCTCAATCAGGAGACGCTAATGGCCGATCGAATCCCGAATCATCGACCAGCACGACATCACCTGCCGCGACCCAATCGAGCACCAGAGACACGACCCTGCGCTGCCGCTCGCGGTTACGACAAGACCTGGGCTCGGTGGCGTCTCATGGTGCTGAGGGAAGAGCCGATGTGCCGAACATGCGGTGGCGCGGCATCGCAGGTCGATCACATTGTGCCGCTGAGTCGAGGTGGGACAAACGATCGAGAGAATCTCCAGCCGCTATGCCATTCGTGCCACTCGAGAAAAACTGCACTTGAGCAATTGCGCACGCGCTGATCTGTATAGTAGACTGAGAAAATAGGAGGATCACGATGTCCACAACCACGACCACAGCAGCGCCAACAACGACCACGACCACGACCACGACCACGACCGCAGGCGCAATCGATCAGCAGATGCTGCTCATCGAGGGCATGACTAGCCCGGCTAACGACGCTCTTGCGGTTACGCCAAGTGACACCGCACCCGTGACCTACGTCAGCCGTGCACTCTACGTGGGTGGCGCAGGCAATCTATCGGTTACGATGCAGGGTGGAGGCAACGTGACGTTTGTAGCTGTGCCCGCTGGCACAGTGCTACCTATTCGCGTGACTCACGTACGCAGCACATCGACAACCGCAACGTCAATCATTAATCTCTACTAGGAGTATCGGACATGGCAGACATCCCAGCCAGCACACCAATAGTCACGCCAGCCGTGCCAGCGCAGACGTACCCGCTATGGGTCGTCGAGTCGTTGGTGTTTTCCGGTGACGGCATTACATCGCCGCTGACGGCGCAGGCATTTTTCCGATGCGCCAGACGCGACGCATCGCAGCCAACCGGCTGGGTACTCGGTGACGAGCACGTCAACTATTACATACCAGACGTGTACGCTGTAGCTGCGACTGACGCAGACGTGGCCAGCACCATCACACAATTGACCGCAACGCTGACACGTCTAGCCACCGCCGCCGGTGTCCTGTGATTAGCCTGAGCATCGGTCTGTCGATTGACAGATCGTTTGTCATCAGCACAGACGGACCAATTGATGGTCTGCTGTGGCAGGGTGCGACTGACTTTCTGTTGTTCAACGGTGCGACAGATTACATAATCTGGCAGTAATGAGGTAGACCATGCCCAGCAAACGGATTGACGAACTAGACGCGCGAGTAGTGGATGACGCTGACCTGTTGCCTGTCACACCATCAGGTGGACCATCGGGCAAGGCAACCGTTGCAGCTATTGTCGCTGAGGGGCTGAGCCAGCCGAATAGCGCATCGGCGGGTGCTGGGGCATCGATCACGATCAAGGCCGCTGACGGGGTAACAAGCGGAGCTGGTGGCAGTATTACGATCACACCAGGAGCGCAGGCGACAACTGGTGGGCCGGGCAAGGTTGTGATCGATACGCTGACCGTGGGACGTGGTAATAGTGGAGTGGCGACTAATACTGCGGTTGGTGTGTCTGCGTTGGCAGCGGTAACAAGTGGCTATCAAAATGTTTGCGTCGGTGATAATGTAGGCAAAGCAATCACTACAGGATTTCTTAATACTGCTATTGGTTCATCTGCTTTAGCGGCAATGACTACTGGGTCTAATAATACTGCTGTTGGATTTGCCAGTCTTTTTACATGCACTACAGGATCCAATAATACTGCTGTTGGATCGTTTTCAGCTTATAAAATTACTAGTGGTAACACTAATATTTTTATTGGATATCAAGCTGGTAATGATACTACTACAGGATCTGATTCTGTAATAATAGGTGGAATAGCTGGCGACAAAAATACTTCAGGCTCTTCAAATGTAATAATAGGAATTCTTGCTGGTAGGTTCCATGCTAACGGTAGCACTGCTTTAACAACTGCTTCAAATAGTATATACATAGGATATGGTACCAGAGGATTCAGCAACTCCGACTCCAACAGTATCGTGATTGGATACCAAGCCATCGGCGAGGGCGCCAATACAGTCGTCATCGGCAACTCGTCCACGGTGCAGCAGCATTTTTATGCGACACGATACCTCAAAACTGAAGGGTCGCTGGTGTTTGCATCCTCGACACCAACAGCAATCGTAGCTAATCAAAACGATTACGTCCTCACCGGCTCCGCATTTCAGCGCCTTAACTGCACCACAGCATCAGACATCACCGGCATCGCTCCACCCACTGGCGGGGCACATGTCGATGGGCGCATGATCAGGCTTGTGAGTGTGGGTACCGCAACGGTGACGCTCAAGCATAATGACGCTGCAAGTACAGCGGCTAACAGAATGTATCAGCACGCGGGCAACCACACAGCGCTGACGGTGAACGAGTGGGCCGATCTGGTTTACGATTCGACGGATAATGGATCGGGCGCTGCTGGGTGGCGTGTGGTTAAGTATGCGTAATCAGGAGGTGATGTGATGATCGCAATGATCTGGCTCATGCTGTCCGCGCCACCGTGCCCGACATGACCATCGCCTGCTCCTCAGGTGCGGCGGTACGTCGCGCCAGTGAGGAGACCAGCGCCCAAGCCAGCAGCTCAGACTAGACCTAGACCAGTTTCGATACCGTGGACTATGAGGAGGTGATCACATGTTTCCGACATCCGCTCTCGTGACTCTGTTAAGCTTTGCTCGTGGCCAGACTCCATGGGGCAAGCCGGTGTTCGATGCGCTGATTGAGGTCGTTGTTTATTTCGGCCAGACGTTTGTGCCTGCCGCCAATGTCGCTGGCGCTGTACCAGAGGAGACGACAGATGATGATGCGATCACTGCGATTGAATCGGTGATCGCTGGCAGCGAAGACGAAGGGCATCCAATCGCGGGCGTCTCGCCGTTTGTCGTGGGAATTATCCTGAAATTTGCGCTTCAGATTTTGTTGAAGAAAATTTCAGGCTGATTTTTTTTGATCAAAAAAAATGCCAAGGGGGGGTCGAAAAACCCCCTAAAATGGGAGGAAGACCTCCATCGCCACCTGAACGCGTTTTTGCACAGGATCTGTGGATATTTTTGGTATAAGTGGAGATATCACAATGGCCAAGCGTGGCCGCAAGCCAGTCGATCGCACCTCATGGCTGAGAGCTGGCGGGCCATTGCCCGACAAGCCAATCGGTCTATCAAAATTGGAACTGGTGCAGTACAAATGGCTAGTCGAGGCGATGGCGCACGTGGGGACGGGCGGAGCGTCAGATCTCGCAGCCGTGACGATGGCGGCAAAAATGCTGGCGAGAGCGCAGATCCTGCGCGACCTGATCGATCAGCTACCGAGCCCGATGATCGATCGAGAAAACGGGCCAGCGCTACATCCAGCGTACGCAGAACTAGGGCGAAGCGAGTCGCGAATCCAGTCGATGCTGATCAGCCTCAACCTGATGCCGCGGACTCGATCGAGCACACGCCTGCCCGCCGAGCAGCAGGTGACAAGCGCCAGCGTGCCAGACGACAACCCGATACTCAAACTCCTGGGCAGTTAGCCGCTCGCAACGTCGAGCTGTTTTTCCGCACCTGCTTGACTCACGTTAAAGGAGCGGACGCAGGCCGTCCGCTCATGTTGGCAGAGTGGCAGTATCGAGACATCATCGCTCCTCTATTTGGTACACTCCGTGCCGATGGCCTGCGCCAATACCGCACCAGCTACATCGAGATCCCGCGAAAAAATGGCAAGAGCACGCTATGCGCAGGCATAGCGCTCTACCTGCTGATGGCCGATGGGGAGAAGGGCGCGGAGATCGTGTCGGCAGCCGCTGATCGTGAGCAGGCATCTATCGTGTTCGACATTGCCAGCAGCATGGTGCAGGCTAGCCCGATGCTTGCCTCGAGATGCACTGTGCTGCGCAAAGAAATCGTGACCAAGAACGGCAGCAGATATCGAGCAATCAGCGCCGATGCTCACACTAAGCACGGGTTTAACTGTAGCGGCATCATATTTGATGAATTGCACGCTCAGCCTAATCGTGAGCTCTGGGATGTGCTGACGACAAGCGTAGGCTCACGCAGGCAGCCGCTCACCGTGGCGATCACGACGGCAGGGCACGATCGCAACTCGCTCTGCTATGAGATGCACCAGCACGCCCGGTCAGTCGCTGATGGCTCACTGGTCGATCACAGTTTCTTGCCCGTTCTGTATCGAGCGCCAGATGGGGCATCATGGCGAGATGAGTCTACATGGCGAGCCGCAAATCCCGGCTATGGCGTATCTGTGCTACCCGATTACATGCACCAAGCAGCGCTCGACGCAGCGCAGAGCCCTGCCCGCGAGCTAGCATTTCGCCGCCTCCACCTTTGCGAGTGGACCGACACAATCACACGATGGATCGCACCCGAGACATGGGACGCATGCCGCAGCCCTCGACCTGATCTCGATGGTCGATTGTGTTATGGTGCGCTCGACCTGAGCTCGACCATGGATCTCTCGGCGTTTGTGCTGGCGTTTCCGTTGGACGAT